AAAACAAACAGACTCCTTATTTTCGTTCGTAAGCATTACTAGAGCCACTATAGGATATGAACTTTTAGCATCAGTACAGATTATGCGCGCAGGCTTGCCATCACGAGTTCTGACTGGTTTGGTAGGATCGAACTTACTCATGTTTGGTTACTCCTTTACATACTTTATTGGTATATCACAACACCACACAAAGAACACAGAACCCAACACTCAACGTAAATAGTGCCAATGTAGCACAGAAGATCTCTAGGTTTTTAGTGTTCGTCTTACTCTCCTTTTGGTGTGTCAACTTGCTGTTCAAAAAGGTGGACCCGTGTCGCAGCACATACATGATGGTGGGCTCACGTCAGCGCAACACGGGTCCGAGATACTTGGGTACGTTGTGCTGTCACTCGCACTGTACCCAAGTCAGGTAGCGGAGTAAGGTCTACCTGTTAGCATGTGTCTATCGTGTTTTTATGCACTTGTCAATGTGGTATTTATGCAACATACTCCATTCTATTCGTAAGAAATTCGTTTGTTGCATAGAGCCACATACGCAAAATAGTAGCATTCATCTATTTCCAACGCTCGAATGTATAGCGATGTATATACTTCAGAGGTTTCATACAATTTGTACAACTCTGAATACGCGCACACCTTACGAAAAACACAATTACCTATATCAAACAACGTTTCTTCGTTGTACATTGTTTATTCCATTGAAAAGTATGTTGACATGGATAGGATCAAGTGAGCAACCAATACAGACGAGTGAGGCACTTCACATAGTTTGTTGTTTACCTCACTAATCAGCGTATCGAAGCTATGGGGTAGCTCAAACGTTGGGTCACTGAGCAACAATTCAGCTTGTTTGTAAGCATCAATTAAAGTTTGTGATTTGGCTTTCACAGTATTTACTCCTTATTATCTCATTGCCACATACCACACAAATAAGTCTAGACTTCTTGCGCATGGCCAAGTTAATAAACACAATCTTGCCTCGTTTGCATACCCATACTTGTCTACTGGTATGGATAGAGTATGCAATGGCTTGTTGATATGTGTCCATTTAACTCTCCATGTTTACTTGGCAAGCTTCACTAGATTGCTACACACTTCCGCCCAATATGCTTTACCTTGTATTGTACATGACCACACAAATGAAACCTGCAAAAGATTTAAAGCGTCGACAATATTTTGTTTGTCGAATTCAGATAGAGTTTCTGTTGTCTGTTTGACGTCCATTTTACTTACTCCACTAGGTTACCAATCAAGAGCGCCCGACTTAGAGCGCTCTTGCTGAGTAATCTAATCTATGCCGCAATTGCCATGTTGTAAAGAGCATCTTCGGCAGTTGACTTAAGTCGTGCTCCCTGAGTGAACAGAGCGCTGTATGTACGCGTTGTTGAGTTACGCTGCCTCATATGGTCAACGTAGAAGGTGACTCCCTGCAACGCTCCATATGCCGTACCGTGTACCGCACCAGGGCCGTCACGATAACAACGCCATAGATCGTCAAGACCCTTGATCGCCCGTGCATCGTCTTTACCGTCTTCGAATGCACGTTCAGCGTTACCACCAGTCAATGTAAGTGCAAGGAAGTGTCTAATTGCAGCTTCACTCATCTTGTATGATGCAAGTGCATTGGTGCGCTCTTTGATCATCTTGTACGTAGTCGCGAAGTCATACTGACCAAGTTTGCGTTTGGTCTCAACGGCATCGAACTTTGTGTTGTGCTTCGTCTTGACTTGATCCGCTTTGTTGGCAGCAAGAGAAGCCGTCAGCGTGTTCCAACACACCACACGAACGTCAGTGTTCGACGCGGTAGTGGCTAGCGTACCATCACAACCTGTAGATAGCAGCGCGTACTGGCGATGAACAGAGTTAGCGATCTCGAATTCTTCACCTGTACGTGCAAGAGCGAAGTACACTGCCCCTTCACGAAGCACACCAGCAGTTTCAAGTGTGAAACTCTGATCCGCACAAAGGTCGCGAAAGTACTCTAACACTTCGATTGGTTGAACGACATTGTATCGATTGCTCACAACCGACAACGCTTTTTTGGTATCAGTGCGGTACAGGACATTACGTCCTGGCATTGAATGGAAAGTTTCCGTTCCAATCGGCTGATAACCGACTACCGCGGACTCGATCCGAAAATCAAAGCCTGCAGTTGTTGCCCACTTCTCGATTGGCTGATTGGGCTCAAGTTGAGTGCCCAATCCATGCCATGCATGCTCACCAACGTATGCAAAGTTGTTCTCATAGATCATATGTGCCATTTGCTCATATCCTTTTCATCATCACCTGATCGCGTCTATCGTTCTACACGCGAACGGAACCATACCTTGTGTTGTGCGCTCGTGTTATCGTTTGAAGGTATCGATATGTTCAGCATCTTGAGGAATTTGTATAAGTCTAGCGCATTCATGTATATTACTCCTGTTAGGTGCGGGACCATCCTGTGATCCAATTCCGTAGCCTCTTGATAAGTAATGTATTCCCTTACACGAACAATGTCAACACATAAATTCGAGTGAATTTCAATTTGTCAGCGACGTTCGAATCGGTAGACGGGACGCTCCCAGATAGCATGCCTCTATGCGCCCAATTCCGGGCCGCTGGTGAGAATTTACCCTCGGATGGCACATGAATACCCTCGCACCATCGTTCGCTTTCGTTCTCCTTTTGCCATTCCTATAGGACAGAATTCAGTCCTAGCACTCACGGATTGTATAGCATGTCAACAAGAATGTACATTTCATGTGAACTATTTTATGGGTGTGTGATATATTTACATCATTGACATGTGCTCGTGAAAGGGTGTATGTGTTATGTTGTGTCAAGCGCACCGAGTACCCTACGGTACCGAATAGGCCATATGAGGCATAAAATCATATGATAGCGTTGACACACAGAGTGTATGAAATGTCAATGTCTATATATAATATAAGTGAGTTCATAGACATAAAAAGGGTTATAGATCAATGGTATGGGTGATTATGAAGGTGTGGTTTTGGTTTATTGTGGCGGGTCATGTTTGGTTAGTATTAACACTACACTCTGCCGCAACTCGAATACACACCAATACAAATAATGACTTGACTGCTGATATGTAGCATGGTATAATATAGTATATAACGCACAGTAAACAAAGCACATATTGGGTATATGGTCCTATACATGGGAATATATTCACAACACTATATATAGTATTATATATTATGTATATATGTGGTGTATGTATATAAATGAGCTTTGTGGGGTATGGGGGTGGGTGTGTGGGTAGAGCAAGGGCTATATTGTCACTCGACACATTTCGACAAAATATCGACAAAATATCCACATAATTCATAATCGACTGCTTCAAATTTATAAAAATTAAAAATAACATCATGATGTTTTATATATATGTTATATATTATGTTATATTATCATGAATGAGTGTACATATATGTATATGTTATATGTGAGTATAGCTATACTTGCATTGTTGACTTACATAGCAATAACTATTAACATACTAATAGAGAAAGTAGTAGAGTGTTTATCTAGATTAGATGATATAAATATACAACGTAAACACAAATAAGGATTCTTATCTATGACTGTTTCCAGCAAACCTACATCTGATAAAGGTACATGGATACAAACATCAAATGGACAATGGATAAACATAACACAAACTGAATTCTATGGTGTTCCTGATAACAAAGCTAAAGAGATTATGAAGGATTCACATGGCCCTACAAAAGAATAGAATCTCATACTCTACTAGAGTAAAGAAAGGTAGACCAGCATTACCAAAGATAGATGAATCATTGATACCTGCAATTGTGCAAGAGTATCATGATGGTGCATCACTTCGAGTATTAGCTAACAAATATAAATGCTCACATGAACATGTACGTAAGATTGTTCGTGATAGACCTGGATTTGTTACTAGTGTAACTGGTCGTAGATTACGACACGAACATTTAGAAGATTTTCTTACGTTAATAGATAAAGGTGTTACACCTGAGATTGCTGCTGGAATGTTTGGTGTACCTGAGAAGGGATATAAAGAATTATTAGACAACGATCCAGACTTTTGTACTGTGATTATGCAACGTAGATACAAGAATCTAGCTGATGTTGAACAAACTGTTGCAACTGCATCTACTACATCGTACAAAGCTGCGCTGGAGAGATTAACTAGAGCAAAAGAAACACGTAATCATTGGAAGTCAGAAGAAGAGCAAAAGTCCAATAATCAAATCAACATTATCATGGATTGGGATCGTGGAATAAAATCCATCGATAATGAATAATGGACTTCAGACTTCCGTATACTCCACAAAATCGACAAAAACTATTACACTCTACTGTAGCCAGACAAGTATTGTATGGTGGTGCTGCTGGTGGAGGTAAATCTGTTGGTGTTCGTTGGGATTGTGTAGTTTTTGCATTGCGTAATCCTGGATTCCATGGTGGAATCTTTCGTCGCACATTGCCTGAATTGCGTCAGACTCATATTAATGTTATTAAACAAGCCTTACCAGACAAAATAGCTAAATGGAATGAAGATCAAAAGAAGTTCTATTTCTCCAATGGTGCAATTGTAACTGCTGGATTCTGTGAACATGATGCAGACGTAGAGCGTTATCTATCTGAAGAATTTCATGCAATTTATCTAGATGAAGGTTCACGATTTAGTCCTAGACAGATTGCAATGTTAAAGACGCGTAATAGATTAGGTAATTGGAAACCATCGAATCCACAAGATGCACTTAGACTTCCTAGATTTGCAATCAGCACTAATCCAGGTGGTCCATCGCATTCAATGTTGAAGCGCACAATCATTGATGTAGCACCACCAGAGACTATATTCTACGACGAAACTATGCGCGATCCAAATAATCCATTAGATAAAGGATGGACTACCATCTTTATACCTGCCAAGATGGCAGACAATAAGTACATCGATTCAGATTATGCTGCATCATTTGGTGGATTACCTCCTGAATTAGCTAAAGCGTATAGAGATGGCGATTGGGATGTAGTTGTTGGTCAAGCATTACACAATCTATCTCGTGATAGGCATATGCTCAGACCATTTATACCGCCAGGACACTGGACTAGGTTTATGGTCATTGATTGGGGTACAACTAAACCATTTAGTGTAGGATGGTATGCTGTATCTGAAGGAGCATTACTTAAAGCCAAACATGGATATTCCGATAGATGGTTGCCACCTGGAGCAATTGTTAGATACAATGAATTGTATGGTTGGAATGGTAAAGAAAACGAAGGTTGTAGATGGTCTGCACAGCACGTTGCATCTAAGATTAAACAGATAGAGCACACACGAGAAGAACAGATTGATTATCGAGTTGGTGACACAGAAATGTGGGCCATGCGTGGTGGTCCTTCTGTTATATCATACTTCCAAGATGCTGGTTTAGTGTTCAGAAAGTCAGTTAAAGACAGAAAGCGTAATTATCAGGAAGTGTGCTGTAGATTAGCTGGAGTAGAAACATACTACGAGGATGGAGTAGAGTCTGCTGATCCAATGTTGTATGTTACAGCTAATTGCACACATTTCTGGCGTACTGTACCTGTATTGACTAGTGATGAAGCTGATCCAGAAAAAGGACCAGAAACTAAAGGTGAAGATCACGTATATGATGAAGTAGCGTATGCATGTAGATCTATGCCTTATGTAACTACTAAACAAGACAGAGAAGACGAAGATTATTTAGAAGAATATCTAAAGAATGCACGAGTAGGCGATCCATACGCAACTTAATACATTAAAGGCCATACACAAATGACAATTACTGATCGCATTGATAATATAACATTGATTGATGAAGCTCATTTAGGTACAAATATTCCAGCACCGCGCTCAGTCAAGATCGAGTTGAGTGGACGTTGTAACTTTGCATGTACATACTGTGCGCGATCTATGCGTCTGCGTGAACAGCGAGATATGGACTTTAACACATTTACGCGTATTGCAACAGATATGCGCGAGTCTGGAGTAGAAGAACTTGGCTTGTTTTATCTTGGTGAAAGTTTTTTGTATCCAAGACTTGTAGATGCAATTGACTTTGCAAAGAATAAACTTAACTATCCATATGTGTTTCTAACAACTAATGGATCTATTGCATACGCCGACAAAGTACGCGAGTGCATGAATGCTGGATTAGATTCACTAAAGTTCTCACTTAATTATGCAGATGAGAAACAATTTAGTGATATAACACAAGTAAATTCAAAGTTATGGTGGCGAGTATTAGATAATATTCGTGGAGCCAAAGATGCACGAGATTTGGTACTGGAAACTAGTGGCCACAAATGTGGACTATACATATCGTATATTGCATACGATAATGATCAAAAACAAAAAATGGATACCATTCTACAAGAAATGAAACCTTATGTGGATGAAGTGTATGCACTGCCACTCTATAATCAAGCGTCGTTTGTGTCTACTGTTCAAGAAGCATTAGGATACACACCTGTAGCTGGTAATCTTGGTAGATTAGATAATCTACGTGACAGTTTACCTTGTTGGGCATGTTTTACTGAAGGACACGTTACATGGGATGGTAAACTATCAGCGTGTTGTTTTGATCATGATGGACGGTTTCACATGGGTGATTTAAATACAAACTCATTCATGGAATGCTGGAATAGTGATAAATTTATCGAATTGCGTACAGCACATTTAAATAAATGCGTAGATGGTACAGTTTGTGAGCAGTGCGTGATTTGGAAATAATTAATGTCTATGGAATGTGCTGCATTTTATTATTCAAAAGGCACTACTGGACATGGTTGGGATGGAGATTATGAAGAAATCATACGTATATTCTGCAATAGTGCGTATGATGTAGGAATTACACCTATACACATAAGATTGCCACACCAAAAAGCATTAACTGAAGTTGATTTATGCATAGAAGTATCAGTAGCGTTAGACGAACTAATATATATTAGAGAACTTGGTTACTTGGAAGCACTAAAATGTGCTAAATCAGATATAATATTGTGCGATCCTGATCAAGTGTTTATAAGACCAATACCTACATTGAAGAAACAAGCAAGACTTACATACAGAGAAAATACTGATGCCGCGTTTAATGGACCAAGAATGTTATCCAAAGCATGCATTCCAATGCTTGAAGGTACTATTAAGCGCTTGGATATGATGAAAAAGAAGTATCGAATATGGGATGGTGATTCGATGGCATTTAGAGATTCAGTTAATGCACAAGCATTGATTGGACTCAAGTTAGAACTTGCATATGAAGGTTTATACTTCTCTAGACCATCATTAGGAGCAGATTCAAGTTCATATATGTACCATTTCAAAGGTAAAGCAGCAAAGCAAGAAATGTTAGATTACGCGAAGGAGAATGGACTACTATGAAGAACGCACTGATTACTGGAATTACTGGTCAAGACGGTTGGTATCTAGCAGAACATTTATATTCACTTGGTTATCGTGTGCATGGATTTATTCGACGAACCTCTAGACAGTATGCAGCACCAAAGTGCACATTTAAAGTGCATCATGGATCATTAGAATGTTATGATAGTATAGTAAAATGTTTCAGTGAAACTAAATTTGATGAGATTTATCATTTAGCTGCACAATCGTTTGTACAAGAAAGCTTCTTTGATGCAGGAACAACACTAAACGTAAATATTGGTGGTACACAAAGACTGTTTGATGCGATTCGTCAGTACAATCCACAAGCCAAGGTCTACTTTGCTGGTAGTTCTGAGGTATTTGGTAATGAACCATCACCACAGAATGAGTCTACTAGATTTAGTCCTAGAAGTCCTTATGGAGTATCTAAGGCTGCTGGAATACATCTTGCAAGAGTGTATGCATCATCCTATAACATGTTTATATCAAGTGGAATTTTGTTTAATCATGAGTCACCGAGACGTGGACCAGAATTTGTAACACAAAAGGTGTGCACTGCTGCAGCTATTAATAAACCAGTTAAACTTGGTAATCTGGAAGCCAAACGCGATTGGGGTGATGCACGAGAGTATGTTAAGGCAATGTATCTAATGCTTCAACAACCACAATGCGGTGAGTTTGTTGTTGCAACAGGTTATACTAACAGTGTAAAAACGCTTTGTGATGTCGCATATAAACATGTTGGACTAGATCCGACAGAGTATGTAACTGTGTCTCAAAGTTTGCGTCGTCCATCTGAAGTAGATGAATTGTGTGGAGATGCAACACGAGCTAACACAATTCTCGGTTGGTATCCAACAGTTAAATTCTCTGCATTAATTAAAGATATGGTGGATCATGCACAACGATAATTATGCAGATTATCCAATGAGTACAACGGAACATAAAGCCAATCGTACACAAAATGGACAAGATTGGACTCCAAGAGATGCATTGATTGAACTGCTGCGTAAGATAGATAGTGGACAGGAAGTTGTTAACGAATTAATCCTATGTTATACACATAACGACGCGTCTAACCCATCGTCTGCAGTTACATATACATGTGCAGCTAGTGATATATGTACTGCTATTGGTATTGTTGAGTCTGCTAAATGGTTACTAATTCGTTGTGCTAATGGTGATTTATGAAGATATACATCGGATGGGATCGAAAGGATATGCTAGCATACGAAGTGTGTGCTAGAAGTATTATTAAACATGCAACCATTCCATTAGAAATACATCCTATACATGAATGGAAGCTACGATATATAAAAGCTTTCTATCGAAATAGTAAAGTAGAAGACAATCAATCATTTGATATGATGGATGGTAAGCCATTTAATACAGATTTTAGTTTCACTAGATTCTTGGTGCCATTTCTGGAACAGTATAAAGACGAATGGGTACTGTTTTGTGATCCTGATATCTTATTTAGACATGATATCGTAGCGTTGCTTGACTTAGTAGACAAGCGCAAAGCTGTTATGTGTGTGCAACACAGTACACCAACACAAGAAGGTAAAAAGATGTACGGTCTTGCACAAACTGCATATGAACGCAAGAATTGGTCAAGTCTTATGCTTATGAATCCATCAAAGTGCACAGGACTTACTAGATATGCAGTAAACAATTGGTCTGGTAATGCTTTGCATGGATTTGTGTGGCTAGATGATTCATTAATTGGCGGTTTACCAAAGCGATGGAATTATCTTGTTGGAATTACTGATCCGACTGAAGTTACGGATGTAGCTGCTGTTCATTATACACTTGGTACACCAGACATGCCTGGCTGTTTAGACAGTGAATATGCAAATGAATGGGTAGAGTATGCAGCTAAAGTAGATATTCTTGGTGCCAATGTGTACATTAAGGACTAGACTATGACAGATAAGGTTGTGTACCACACTGGACACGAAAAGTCCTTGCATGTATGTATAAAAATTGCAGCAAAGACAGGCTTTCCTTTAGAGCATGTAAAGGATTATAAGATTGGCACAACACCAATCGTATATGGTCTATTTCGTGGTACTGATGCACCAATTCGTAAAGCTCGATGGTCTGGTTTGAATTGCTATTATGTAGACCACGGATATATGCAAGCAACCAAGACTAATTATTATGTCAATGGTGCAAATAATGACTATTCTGGATACTATCGAGTTGTAAAGAATGGTATGTTTGCTGATTATGGACAAGATACAAATGATAGCAATCTAAATCAACTACATTTATGCATGAAACCAATGTATGATGCATCTGCTAACACAAGACACCATGCTATTATCTGTGCTCCTTCATTAGAAGGCTCAATGTTCCTTCCTGAGCACAAAGTCTGGCCGGAAGAATGGATTGAAGGTGTTAAGCATCAACTAGAGAGTTTTGGATACATCGTAGAAGTCTCCACAAAACATGAAGGAAATAAACTAACAGACAAAGATATGTCTAAATATGCATTAGCTGTGTCACATGATAGTGCTACAATAGTATACACGTTATTGCATGGTGTACCTAGTGACAATTTGTCTCTATACAATCAGTATGGTATATCAACAGAAAAAGAAAGATATAAATATCTATCTCACCTAGCAAACAATCAGTACAAACTTGATGACATTAATGTGGAGTGTTTCAAATGAGTGAAATTGTGGCAGTTACGTCATATAGTGCGAAAGGCGAGAAACTATATGGTAACAAATTCAAAGAAACATTCTACAAGCATATGCCAAAAGATATTATGTTATGTGTATACTCAGAGGATGCAGAGGACGCTCGTAGTCTAAGACTTGTACCTGGATATGATGAGTTTGTTGAGTATGCCACAAAAGTGTGTGCGACATTATCAGAAGAGAAAGCAACAAATTATAGGTATCAAGCAGTTAGATTTTGTAACAAAGTATTTTCTTTATACAGCATGTATTCATTCATGCATAAAGATCAAGTGTGGTGGTTTGATGCAGATGTAGAGTTTTTTGGTACACCAACAAAGACTGAAATACAAGAACTTGGTGCTCCTGTTGGTGGAGTCTCAATATTGAACAGAACTAAATGGCCACATAGCGAAGGTGGATTTATTGCAATAAGCGGTGAAGCTTCTCTGTTCATGAATATGTGGCGTAGATTTTATACAACACATGTGCTGTTTAATCTACGAGAATGGCATGATGTAATGGCTATGGATGTGGCTATTGCTTTATCTGGATGTCCAATAAACAATTTATCTTATGTTCCAGAAAACAAGCATGTATGGCCAGATTCAACATTGGCTAAATTCTGTAAGCACAACAAAGGTCCAGGACGCAAGAAAGATGCATATGGATCTGAGATTAGTGGTGCCATTCTAGGTGAAATTAACACACTATAAGGATGTACAAGTGGCCAGGAACAAACAGCTATACGAGATTGTTAAGCAGCAAAAGCCAACATCGATTGTAGAGATTGGTACATGGAATGGTGTTAACGCACTAACTATGGTATCCATTGCTTTGCAATTCAACAAGAATATACACTATGTAGGATATGATTTATTCGATACAGGCACACAAGCTGATAATGAAGTTGAATTAAATGTTAAGTCTGCGCATTCATATGATGCAGTGGATGGAATGTTTTCACAGTTTAAATCGGCTAATCCAGGATTTACTTATAAGCTAATCAAGGGTCACACAAAAGACACTCTGCATGGTACTACTGTAGAGGCCGATCTTGTGTTCATTGATGGTGGACACTCAGTAGAAACAATTCAAGGTGATTATGAAGCTGTTAAGTCTTGTAAGGTTATTGTATTCGACGACTTTTACGCACCAGATGAACAAGGTACATGCGTAGATGTATCTAAATATGGTTGCAATGAGTTAGTAAACAATCTAAGTGCTGTAATATTACCAAAGTTTGATGTTTGCACTGCTGGTGGTAAGGTTGGTATGGTTGTAATGCCACCACAAGCATCACCATTTCCAGTAGACCTTCGAGTTAAGACCAAGAATTGTGTGGTTAATAAACAAATTCATGCAAACATTAAATATTCTACTACAATTGTAGACAACTGGTTAGCATCTTGTAAACCACACGATCGTACAGCTTACATTGTATCTGCTGGTCCATCATACACTGACTACTTAGAAGAACTACAAGAAGCAAGCAAGAATCCAAACAATGTGTTCTTTTGTGTAAAGACTAATCATGATGCACTAATCAATGCTGGAATTATTCCATTTGGATGCGTACTACTTGATCCCAGAGCTAAAGTGCGTAGATTTATTACTCCACATAAAGATGTTAAGTATATTGCTGCATCAATGGTGCATCCATCTACTATTGATTTACTTAATGAGTATCAGATACATCTGTACAATGCGGTAGTAAATGCTGATGAGAAGCAGATTCTAGACGGTGCGTCAAACAATATTCGCAGCAAACGGTTCGTATGTGGCGGCTCTACCGCTGCGGCGCGTGCATTGATCATAGTTCGTATGCTAGGATTCATGAAATTCCGTTTGTATGGTTATGACAGTTGCTACAGGACTCCACAAGATCCAAACGAAACAACCAAGACAGGACATAAGAAGTTCTGGGAAGTTGAGAAGTTTGGTAAGAAGTTTTGGACTAGTTTAGAATTACTAGCTCAATATCAAGACTTCGAGAACTTATTCGGTACACTTGGTTGGGACCCTACGTATCAGATAGAAGCTTATGGCGATGGAATGATTCCTCATTTGCTAAACACTATTCGACTTCCTGTTGAAGAGTATGAAGAGGTATTCAAGTGAAATACACAACACCAGAATATGTAAATCTCGCTACTGATGCGGATGAGGATAAACTAAAAGAAATTGGTTCTATGTGTTTGCATGAGCATAGAGTTGATTTGGATAGTAGATCTGAATGGGAATCTATGCTTGCTTCATGGATCGATCTATTCTTCATGAAGGATGCACCAACCAATCCACCTTGGGAGGGTTCGTCTAAAGAATGCATTCCAATGCTACTAGAAGCATGTAATCAGTCTCATGCTAGAGCATACAGCGCACTATTTCCAGGCAACAAGTTAGTTACAGCAATTCCATCTAGCGCTAAGGTAGGTAGTGGAATTAGAGAGCGCATTGATCGTATCTCTGCACATATGTCGTATCAACTGCTAGTTGAAGACACACACTATAAGCGTGGTATGGATAGACTTTTGTTGTCTTTACCGCTGTTTGGATCTATGTTTACTAAAACGTACTATGATCCATTACTAGAGCGCACTTGTACAGATGTAATCAAGCCGACTGATTTAGTCATTCCATATACAGTTGGCAACACAAACTTTGATGAGATTCCACGCAAGGGTCACATAATCACGCTTCCAATGCACAAAGCAGCTTATTTATTTAGACAAGGCTACTTTGTTAAGATGCCAAATAAGTATGATTTCTTGTTTGACGATGATACATTATCACAAGCTGCTGATACTATATTAGGCAATTCTAGACCAAACGAAACTACATATTGCAAGCTAATTGAGCAGCACAGATTCTTAGACATTGATGGAGATGGTCTAGAAGAACCATACATTGTAACGTTAGATGCAACAGATGGTTCTGTGCTACGTATATCTATTCGATATGATGTAGATGAACAAGGCACTCCAACAGACTACAAAGCTCCAATTGAATACTTTACAGACTACCAATTCATACCAAATCCAGTAGGTACATATGGACTTGGCTATGGAATGCTACTAGGTTCTATTAATACATCTGTAAACAAACTTCTACGTCAAATCGTGGATGCTGGTACGTTACAAAACTCAGGCAACATGTCTGGATTTGTGGACAGGAGATTATCCATTCCAGGAGGCATACTCAAGTTGGTTCTTGGTATGTTTACCAAAGTAGAATCTTCAATGGATGACATTTCTAAAGGAATATATCAATTTAAGTTTCCTGGTCCATCCAGTGTGTCTACTGAGGTATTGCGTCTACTTACATTACGTGGTGATCGTCTTGCAATGGTCACTGAGACTATAACTGGACAAGCTGAACGCGTAATGCAGCCTACTACAGTTATGGCATTGATTGAACAGGCACAGATTCTGTTTGGTGCAACACAAGCTCGTGTCGTTGAGGCATGGGGGCATGAATTAAATAAGAGATATCGAATTAATGGTAAATATATACGTGGATATCAGCAATTTATGTATTCGACTACCAACGCCGATCCAATGGTTATGAATATATCACAAGCAGATTATGCTGATGATATGAAGGTAATACCATTAGCTGATCCAAAGATGTCTACTAAACGTGAACGTCTTGCTTTATCAGATGCTGAGTTTCAAACTGGATTGCAGTGCCCATTCATAACACAGAATCCAACAGCATTATTCAAGCTGTTTGCTCGTAGATTTGAAGCTATTGGATGCACAGATATTGATGAGATACTTCCACAAATGGACCCATTAATGTTAGCTGCTATGTTAGCTCAAGCACAGATGGCACAACAAAATACACAAGGCGCATCTGGTCAAAGCCAACAAAGTGTATCATCATCAATGCCAGCTACTAGCAAGCAACAAGAAGGACAAGTACAATGACTAAAGATGAACTTGAATTGTGGTTACGCGATCCAAGAACAAAATGGTTCTTAGAGGAATTAAATACAAAGTTTCAGTTTGATTTGGATTATCTAAAGACTGCAACTGAACCACACACAGTTTATAGACTGCAAGGTACAGTTAAAGTGTTAGATTATATACGAACATTATTAAATAATCCAACACGTCCATGATTATATACAGAACAGCAAACAAAGGAGATGAATACAAAATACAACACATATACAATATATATTACAATTTGTCTTCTTGTTTTTGCGGTCCCCCCTGGCTGCCTCTCGCTACCGCTCGGTATACCATGGAAATGATCAATCGTCAACCACAAAAATGCTTCGGACTCATGGTTGATAGGGTGTTCGGTGATGATTTGTCGTTGGGTGTGGCATTTTTGTCGGGGTGGATTGATGACAGGCTCGGCATGAGGATAGCCTATAATGATACAATGCTTGTGTTACCTACCTTATTGCCATATATGCGTATTAAAGTTCTAAATGGACTTATTGACAGATTCCATCTATGGGCTAAGCAACTATCATGTGATTATGTGTATTGGACTACTGCAACTGGTGAATGGGATGTAATTCAGCGTATGATTGAAAAGCGTAATGGTAAACAAATTGGTATCTCTATGAGTGTGAGGTTATAATGGGCGGTAATGCAATTCCAGCTTTACTTGGTATCGGTAATGCTGATGGACCAAAAGGCAATCCTGCAGGATCTCCTACACCAATTAAGGATAAACCAGTAAAAGATCTAGCATTAGACAAAAAGAGTCCAGATGCAGGTCCGCCAACATTTCTTGGTTTAAGTGCTGGAATGACTCCACTACAGCAACGAACAGCAATCGCCACAGGTGCCACACAAGGTAACTCGATGTACACCGATCCTGAAGCATTGAGGTATTATCAGCAATTAGCACTTGGATCGCTATTAGGACGAGAAGGAGCTACGTCAGATTATTCAGATATTACTGATGTAGAGAAACAATACATTAAATCTCTTGGACAGTCACCATTGCAAGGCACAACAGAGAGTTATTTATCTGCACTAAGTCGAGCCGTCGATAGTCTAGGATCTGGAGCATCAACATGAAGTTATCGCCATTATTTGGGAGAGTGTTACTTGAGAGACAGCCAGAAGTTAAAAAGGGATCGATATACATTCCTAGCACTTCACAATTACGCCTCGCATCTTTGCGTTGTGTTGTTGTATCCGTTGGCCCTGATGTTAATGATAGTACCAGGACTGATACTGTTATTAATCCTGGCGATATTGTTATTATCGGCAAGCATACTGGAGCGTGGTTATCTGCTAACGGAAACCCGACAGACAATCCAGAAGATGCATTGTATTATATTGTCGAAGATGAAGACATTCTAGCAAAGGTTCATGAGAATGAGTGACGAAGAAGATAACGTTGAGACCACAGAAGAGACTGTAACTATAGAAGATACTTCTATTCCTCGTGATCAACAAGAGTTTGATCGTGTTGAATTTACACCTGAACAGCAGAAACGATTCAATCGTATGTATGCTCAGGTTAAATCACAAGAAAGCATACACAAACAACTTATCGAAGATAACAAGAAGTTAGTAACTCGACTTACAGCGATTGAGGCTCGTAATCTACAGAAGGAGGTTGATACATCAATATCTAAACTAAAAGAGGCTAAGGTTAAGGCGCTAGAACTAGGAGATTATTCCAAAGCAGATGATATTGCAGATGAGATTGCAGAGGTTAAAGCAAAAGCTAAAGAGGCAGAGAAGGAACAAGAGAAATTAAAGGTAGAAGATCCTAAAGAATCTCCATTAGTACTTCCTCCTGATGTGCAAGAGAAGGTTGCCAGTTGGGTATCTGCTAAAGATGATGATGGAAACTTGCTGCGACCGTTTGTCAATCCAGCGCACCCACAGCACCAAAAGTTTCTCAAGATCGCACAAATTGTGTTGGAAGATCACGACAATAATGATATACCTGTGGAACAGGTCATAAGTATGGTTGACAATGCCTTAGAGGCATACGGACTTACCAAGTCCAAGAAGACTCAACCAACTAAACAGAAGACAGCTAACGTTCTATCTGGATTACAAGGTAGTACTTCGTTGTCGTCTCCTAAACCTAAGCTAACAAATCAGCAAAAGTATGTAGCCAGAAAGATGTTTGCTGGCGACCCTAAGGCTGAAGAGAAGTATATTGAAGCATTAAAGGATTTATAATTGTGATTGACAGAAAAGAAGTTCAGCCAAAAAAGCGTGGCAAGAAGTCATGGAAGCCTTCTACATTGCTGCATGTACAAGATGCGAATCCAGCATATAAATTTAGATGGGCTTATGCAGACGCTGCCAATCTGAAGAAGAAAGAAGAAGAGCAATGGGAATATGCAACAAATAAAGATTGTGCATACACTCGTCCCAAAGCTGCTACTGTATTGGGTCTTGCAACAGACCCAGGAGCAGAAGGTGAGACTTTATCTACATCTCTAATCCAATATCGTGAATGTGTTCTCATGAAAATGGATATTGAGACTGCAGAAGCTCGTATGGCCTACTATGATGAGCTTACCGATTCTAGATCTATTACTCCTAACAAGTTTAGGGATGAAGTATCAAATCGGTTGGCAGAAGTAGGAGTAGAAGGTGATGAAGTATTATATGACACTATCAATTAAGGATTAAGGTACATGGCTAGAGACGATCCAAGGGGCTTTGTTGAATGTGGTAGCCTAGATGGCGGTATCTCATTCTCAACGCGGCAATACAAAATTGCTGCTGATGGTCGATCAGGACAGTTTGCTAAGTATCCAGGTGATCCTGTTGTACTTGCTTCTGGTCAGTATGCTGCACGAGCATCTGCAGATTCTAGTGACGGCATTCCGATACTTGGCATTATTCGTGCTGTATATACAGATAGTGGCGGTCGACCAAAACCTTTGACTTTTAGTCAGCCTACCAATGGACCAGTTTTACAAGCTTCTGTTGCTGGTTGGGTAGATGTTAATGTGTACCCAAATCAAACATATACTGCTAATGTTGATACTACTGTATTGGGTACTCACATTGGCCAATATGTTGGTGTAACTGCTGGTGCAGCAAATACTGCTGCTGGTCGTAGTGGATTCATGGTTAAGATGAGCACTGCAACCAACTCAGCATCAGTAACTACACCATTCCAGATTGTAAACATCTCGTCGTTGGAGCTAGACGGACTTACACAGACTGAACCAAACCAGGATGTAGAAGTCAAGATTGCCAACCACGTATTTGCTACATACAATCGTAACTCTAACGCGAGATAATTAATATGACCACTGCTACTGGTAATTTCGCTGAGCTATTATGGCCAGGAATCAAAAAGATTTGGGGCGATACGTACAACGATTACCCTAAGATGTACACCAAAGTGTTTGATATTGTACAGAGTGACAAGGCTTTTGAGAAGTATCAATCTATTACTGGATTGCCTCTTTCTGGTCTAAAGCCTCAAGGTAAATCTGTTGCGTATGTAGATCCGTATCAGGGTTATCAGAAAGAGCTTGTTAATGCTACATTCGGTCTTGGTGCATCTATTACTCTTGAGATGTACGAAGACGATCAGTACAACAAAATCAATCGTATTCCAGAAATGATGGCTCGATCTGCTAATCAGACTATGGAAACTTTAGCTTGGAATGTACTAAATCGAGCATTTAACAGTGCATACACTGGTGCTGATGGACAGACTCTTATAGGCACTAGTCACCCACAGGTACGATCTGGCAGTTATTCAAATGCATTGGCTACTCCTGCCGATCTATCACAGACTAGCCTAGAAACTCTATTCATGCAGATTCTAGATGCCACTGACGACGACAACTTAAAGATTAGTTTGCGTCCAAAGGTGTTGGTTGTTCCAACTGGTATTAGCATTCGTGCAGAGAAGATTCTTGGTAGCGATCAAGTTACTGGCTCGGCAGACAACGACAAGAACGTGATTCGTAATCGTGTGTCTATTGTTGTTCCACCTTGGCTAACCGATCCAGATGCTTGGTTCGTTACTACTGATGTACCAATGGGTACTGGTCTAGTGTGGCAAGAACGGCGAAAGTTGATGCTAAGTCGCGATAACGAGTTTGATACAGAGAACTTGAAGTTTAAGCAGACTTGGCGATCAGAAGTTAGTTGGATCAACTCTCGTGCAGTATATGGATCTCCAGGAGCATAGTGCATGACTACATTTACTGCACCACTAACAGTAAAACCTATAGACAGTGATACTAACGTTGCCACGATTGATTCGTCTGGTAACGCTTCACTAGCTGGAAATTTACTTGTTAGTGGAGGAATCAGTTTCTATGGAGAGTTGATCTCTAATGGAACGGCAACATTTGCAAATTTGTTCTTGTCGAATGCTGTAACTACTGTGTTATCTACTTCACAAGGTTCAGCAGTTATGACGGGATCATATGCACTTGCACTTATTCGCATCAATGTGAATAGTACAGTGTATGCAATTCCTGTAATACGCCCTGGGACATTCTTCTAATGCCTATCCGCACTAGGTACACTATGACTGTAGATGCAACTAGTGTGGCTACAGTTGGAAGATGGATTCCAATGGATATCTACGCGGTACCATTTAATGTTGGATTTGGTGCTATCGTAGGATCTGCTGGTAGTGGAACGATTAGAGTAGAACACACATTTGATAATGTGTTTGATGCTTCAATTACTCCAACAGCGTTTGTGCACTCTGATGTAAGTGCCAACAGTTCAAACATTGATGGTAACTATGCATATGGTGTGTCGGCGGTACGGTTAGTTGTAGCATCTTGTGCGAGTGGTGGTAGTACATTTGCACTATCACTGATACAGACAGGCTCTGTGTAGATGTCGATACGTAATAGACACAGACTAGGACGCCATCTCGTTACAGATGATGAATCTGGTTTTGTTTATTATGATGATGAAGTCTTGTTGTGTTGGGATGGTACCTACAGACATAAGACTCAATATGAAGCAAGACACCCACAAGAGTTTGTACGAAGTAAGAGTGACCCAAAGCCAGTAGGAATTTTACGACCAACATATTATGCACCCACTAGTGCTAATACACAAGAACTATTTGTTGGAAATACAAACATACCTACGCCAGTAGGTCCTGCATCACATTTATTTAGAATTGTGACGTCAGGATCACTGTCTTATGGTATAGGAGAAATGATAATTGAAGATCCAGGAGACGCAGGATTTGTAGTTGCTTAGGAACAAAGTGTTATGACTGCACAGACCAGAACAGTAATCACCAGCAAGTTTGAGCAAGGAGACAAGCCACAAGGTACAGACTATCAAGACTTAATCGATAGTTTTGTGTCCATAGCAGATTCGACTGCACAAAGTCTAGTGAGTGATTTAACTGTGCCGACGTTGGTAGCAACTAGTGTAATAACTAGTGCGATTTCGTTGAATACATTAACGTTCACCAGCGCAGTTACCACTGTATTATCAACAGCACAAACTTCTGGTGTTCTGAGTGGTGCTCTTCAGCCAAAGGTCATGGGACTTATTTCAATCAACGTAGGTAGTACTACAGTTGCACTGCCTTTCTTTGGTCTTGGAACCTTTTTCTAATGGCCAACTATTTAATATCAAGAACTTTACTCATCATCATCAATACAGTATTACGTAGACTTGGGTTATCTCAGGTTAGTAATGTTGATGAAAACAGTCTATCCTCTATGGCTGTAGAGATGTTCAACGATGTATTAGATGATGTAACTGATTATGGTAATTGGCCACAGTTATATGCAACATATGCAGGTGTTGCACAATCCTCTGTTGGACAGTACAAACTTAACATTGAAGCTAAAACTATCTATGACATAGCATGGAATGGACAAGTTTCACCACTAAGATTTACACAAGTTAATGAAATTCGTAGACTGCAACGTATATCGTCATATGGAATACCTAGATACTTTAGTATTGTGTCTGTTAGTGCAAACGCTCCAACAATAGCAGTATATCCAACACCAACAAGTGCAGACGCATTCAACGTAGCATACTATGCTAGACCACAAACATTTGCTGCAGATGCTTCTAATAATGGTGTATTGGTTCCACTACCTTCTCGTATGTTAATACAAGGTTTGTATGCAAACATGCTACTAGAAGAGAGTGGAGGACAGCCAACACCAGAATCACAAGCCGCATTTATGTTATATAGTACAATGAAGAGAGAAACATTCAATAGATTCGTTAATGATTATGGTGACGCAATACAATTTGTACCATATGGTAATTCACTATGACACTACAATATACAACATACCCAATCGCTAGTAGAGGATTGGCTACATCATTTACTGAAGCTGAATTACCGAACGATTTCGCTTTACAGTTCAAAAATAGATTCATTAATGCTGCTGGTGGCGCTGAAAAGCGTCAAGGAATGGTACGATATGGTGCCATTGTGCCTGGATCGCCAGAAATTACTGGTATTCATGAACTCATGCGCATTGATGGCACTACAATACTTATGGTCTCTGCTAGAGGCAGAATTTATAAGTATATAGACGAATCAACATGGACGACTGTATACTTTGATGGAGACATTGATGGTGTGTACCGTTCTGTACAAATGAATAAAAAATTAATATTCAACAATGGAATAAACAGAAACATCTATACAGAAGATGGTATTACATTTAAAGAGCTATTTCCAGTCATTGAACGTGGCAAAGCTACATCAAACACAACACACACCGGATTACATGATTCTGGTGTAACTAATTGGGCAGCAAATTCATTAGTTCATATAAATGATCTTGTGTACGATCAAACACAAAATGGGTATGGAGTTGTTACTGTAGTATCTACTGCATCAATAACGCACTCACCAATCTCATCTAGTGCTACAGGTATTGGTGTTGCCACATCCAATTCAACAGTTGGTGATGTATACGAGATTACAGATTTAGTAGAATTGAATGTAATTCCAACAGGAGTAGAAGACGACAATGTTGCAATTGCTGGAGAAGACAGCTTCAACACGATTGTTGTGTCTGCTGTTCCAGATTGGACCAAGACTGAAATATTGCCTGGCGATTATATACGCAACACAACCAAGAATTGGATTACACAAGTAACTGCGGTATCTACTACTGAGTTGGGTATACTAAATGCGTTGGTATCAGCAGGAGATAGTTTAGTCTTCTTGAAGTCTGCGATGCCAATATCTAAGCGCACGCATGTACACTTTAGTCGTGCGTATATGATAGACAATCGTGATTTACGTCGAATTGTTATATCAGGAGCAAACAATCCTGAAGATTTAACTACAGATTCTGGTACACTTGAATCATCAACAATCAGCTTCGGATCGTATCAACCGTCTGCTGATAAAGTTGTAGGATTTGCATCATTCCAAAGATTTCTTGCAATTGGCGGATTGCGTAATGTATATCTGTTTGAAGGTACAACACCAATTCAAGATGTATCTACACAATCTGTAGATTTCAACATTGTTGGTATGTTTCCACAAGGCGTTGTATGTCCAGATGGTTTGTTATCAATTGGAAATGATTTAGCATATGTATCAGTGGACGGTATTCAGTCGGTAGCGATGCAAGGTAATGCATCAATGCTTGGCGCTGAAAACTTATCTGAGCCTCTGCGTACTACATTACGAGACAAGATTGCATCTGTAGATCCATCTACTATATTCATGTTTCAGTATCCTCGTAGATCTTGGTTATGTGTAAAAATTAGTTCTGAATTATATGTATACAACTACACAGCATTTTTTGGTGCAGCACAACAAGCCAATAATCAGTTTCCTGCAACTAGAGGATCATGGTCTATATTCGATGGTCTGTTTGCTCAACAGAGAGTTTATACTGTTTTAAGTGATGGGTCACTGCTGTGTGCTGGTGCTGGCGGTAAGGTATACAAGTTTGATCAAGATACATATGATGATGATGGAATACCATATCAGACAGTGTACCAAACTGGTTGGTTGTCTATGAATCCTCAGAGACGCACACCAACAATTAAAGCCGGTAAGTACATACGCCCTGTTCTAGATGCAGGCAGTGATATTACATATACAGTATCTGTTGAAGCTCCATTTAATGTGGAATCGAACGATACGATAACAATTAATGTATCAAATGAATCTGGTGTTGTTGGTTCAGGAACCATTGGAATAGCTTCTATTGGTGGTACATCAATTGTAGATAACAAGTATGCACTTAGATGGCGTGGCAAAGAAGCAAGATTTACATTTTCCACATATGATTCTCAAGGGCCTGATGTACTAAGTAGATTTACTGTATACTTTGCGACTGCCGGAGCACGATAATGTGGGTTGCTTTAATACCAATGATGATAAGTGTGGCTGCATCAATTGCAAGCTCCATTAGTTCAGCATTAGCAGGTCCAACAGAACAACAGAAGATGATACGTGATGCTGCACGTACACAAACGCTTGCACAACAATCATTAGTTAATCCAAATCATCCATTTGGTAAAGCATTAAGAGACCAATATAAATCACAACTAGATCAAAATAGTGCTAATGCTGTTATGTCTGAAATGCTTGCACGACGTAGATCTATAGCTGCTGGAAACATTCCACAAGGAGTAGACACATCACGTAGAGATGAAGCTAGATCTGGAGCAATTAACAAGGCATTTCAAGATAACTATGTTAGAGCAACACAGTTAGCTGATCAACAACTTCGTAGTGCAGCAGGTGGTGGTGCTCTAGCAGGTTATGTAACAGAAGCAGACGCAACGGACGCAACAAGGCAACAAAACACTAATAACTTACTAACAAATGGTCCATTGGCTCTTGGAAATCTAGCTTCCATGTTTAGTTCGTTGTACAGTGGTATGGGTAGTGGCGATAGTACAGGTACGTATGGGTCTGGCGCTGCCAATTCTGGTCAAGCTCCAAACGGTGCTTGGTTACAAGATGCGTACACAGGTACTCTGGGCGGTGGTGTATAATCATGGCTGATTACCTACAAGACTTAATTCCTTCAATGATTAGTCAATCAGAGCAGAACAATTCAATACGTAAGGGCTATTTGGATAATGTAACTAAGATATTCAGTGAAAATGTGCCAACACCATTAGAAGCTGCACAAGCAGCACGTGATAGTCTATCTCCACTAACTCGATATGAGGTAATGCGTGGTATTAGACGACCTTCATACAATGAAGCACTTGCTGCTGCACAAGCTGCACAAGATAAACACAAAGTCGAATTGAGCAGTGTAATAGAACGAGGACTTCAAGGTACTGCACAAGACAATCAAACAATAATCAATGCGTTGAATACTCAGGCAGTTCTCGGCAATCAAGATGCTGGACGCATTCGCAATGTATTGTCTGGTGCAACTGCTGGAATGGCTCCAGAATCACAAGTACTGTTTACAAATGAATTTCTTGGCAGATTGAATGAAGTACAAGGCAAACTAGACGATCAAGGTGTATGGAATTTAGCTTCCACAACATTAAAAGATATTGGTGCAAAACCAAAGGCTGTATTACCACCTTCAGTAACCTATTATGATGAAGATGGTAATCGAGTGTCAATGTTACGTAACGATAAGACTGGACAATACGACATATTAGGAGTTGCTCCACCAAAAACGTCTGGACAAGCTCCAGTTAATAGATTAATTCCATTAATTGACAAGACTACAGACGATCAAGGCAATGTACATGAAACTACATCATGGCAAGCTGTTGCTCCTGGACGCGGCGGAGAACAGCCACGAGTATTAGGTTCTGTTGGTACTCCTGGACAATCTCCATTACAAGGTGACAAGGTTACACCACCAAAGACAGATATAAAAGAATCAGCTAACATATCTACGATCAAGGATGCAGAAGAGATTGCAAAGAATGCAAGATCGAAGATACTAGATGAAAATGGTAATGTGAATAACAAAGTTGTACTTGGAATGGCTGGAAACATTCCATACACAGAAGGTAGACAAGTAGGACAAGAACTTAAACAGGCCATTTTAAATTATATATTCATCAAGTCAGGACAAACTGTTACAGAACAAGAACGTAACGCTTGGCTAAGTATTTTTATGCCATCACCGTTTGATAGTGACAAGGCTGTACGCAGTAAGTTAGATCGACTGGATGACTTCTTTAGTGGTGCAACTAAATTCTTACCAAAGTATCTACAAGATAAAGTTAATGGATCGTCTGGCAGTACACAGTTAAACGAACGGCAACAGTTGATTCTAAAAAAAGCACAATCTCTAAAAGAGACCAAAGATACAGATGCACTGAAGAAGTTGCTAAAAGATAATGGAATTGACCCAGGTATGTTGTAATGGCTAATTACTCATTTGATGATATACTAGAAGCTATTAGACAACAAGAAAGCAATGGCAACACAAATGCTGTTGGTACGTACACACCCGGACAAGGACAAGCACAAGGCTCTATGCAGGTAATGCCAGAGACGCAACGTAGATTCGGCGGTACTCCTGACCAAGCTGGAGTAGCGTATTTGCGTTATCTAGCAGACAAAACAAACAACGATCCAAGATTAATGGCTGCTGGATACTTTGGTGGTGAAGGAAACATCGATTCAAAGAACTGGCATAAGAAAGATGTTAATGGAAAGTCTATATCACAGTATACAACTGATGTAATGGCCAGATTAGACAAAAAGAAAGAAAACTCAGATAACATTGATTCGTTGTTTGCTGATGTACCAGACAAACCAGTAGATTCTTTATTTAATGATATTCCAGACAAACCAAGTACTATACTAGGATATACTGGTAAAGAAATATATGATTCATCTAAATTGGCTACAGAAGTAGCTGGCGGTCTCGGTGGTGCGTCTCTTGGTGGGCTGTTATCGGCTCCGACTGGTCCCGGTGCGATCGCTGGTGCTGTTGCCGGTGCGTCGATGGGTACAGTAACAGCTAACCAGTTGCGTAAGAGTCTTGGTACTGCATTAGGTTATGAATCTCCACAGACTCCTTTGGATATAGCCAAAGCTGTAGGCGAGTCTGCACTAACTGGTGCTGCTGGTGAGATTGGTGGTCAAGTAATATCTAAGTCCATCAATCAACTTGCTGGTGATTATTTAGCTCAAGGTGTACGTGATGTACTAGGTGGACGAGCAACACAACCAGCTATTAATGATACAGCATCAACGGGAATTGGATTGACTGCAGCAGAACAATCAGGAAGTACGCGAGGTATTGGAATACAGCATACATTGTCCTCAATTCCTGGCGCTCGTGGTGTGTTTGCTGCTAAGTATGATCAACAATTAGAACAAGCAACGAATGCTTTAGATGATGTAGTAACTAATTTTGCTGGTACTCCAGGAGTAACTAGAGATATTGCTGGTACGAAAATCCGTACTGCGTTCAATAACATTGTTAATACAGCATTTGAATCTCGTGCTACACAAGGCAGAACAGACTTTGCGTTAACTGATACAATGATGAAGAATAATCCGTATATATCTGTGCAGACTTTCTCTCGCACATTGCGTGACGAGATTGCCAAACTTAAGGCTGCTGGCACTCCAGCATCAACAGCCAAAGCTAGACAACTAACCAATACATTGATGAAAGTAAGAAGAACTGATTCAATGGATACTGGATTTGGTATTAATGCAAAGTTATCAGAGTATGGTCGTGCAGCATTCGATGGAAGTTTGTTTGAAGGCCTTTCAAAAGATGCATCTGATAGAGCAATTGCAGCTAGACTGTCGAATGCATTAGATACAGATTTAACTTTAGCATCCACTCCTGGTCAAGGTCAACCATTTAGATCGATGATTGCCGACTCATTACGTACTGCTAGAGATAATTGGCGTATAAATAGTAAAGTCATTAAGGACTTACAAGATACTACATTAGGTAAAATGCTAGGTACAGACTCACCAATACAACCTCATATGGTATATGATAAGGTATCTAAACTTCAAGGACCAGAATTAGCTAATACAACACGAATGTTAGACAATTATGATCCATCAATCATGGCAGATGTGCGCACTAGATATTTATCTGGTATGATTGAGAAGTCTAGCTCAAACTCTATGGTTACTCCTGCTGGTGATATTGTTAATACATTAGGACCGTCTAAGTTTCTCAAAGAAGTAAACAAAGACACAGAACGTTTAGATGTGTTGTTTCCAAATGGTGATAGTAACCAAATTCGTGCAATATCTAGACAATTAACACGAATTAATCAAGTTGGCAGACCTAGTAGATGGTTATCACATGTTGCAAGTGGAAGTGCTGGTACATTGGCTTTGTATCCAGCATTGCATGGTGATCTAGTGGGTACAGCAACAGCAGCGTCATTTGCGTCTGGTGTATTCTTAACTTCTAGACAACTTGCGCGTGTTCTAGCCAATCCACAAGGGCGTAGTGCGTTGAGTACTGTTATGAATAATTCGTCAAGTCCTTCTATGGTCACAAGAGCATTTACATATTTGGCTGCACAAGCTACAATGAATGGAGACGAATAATGCCAAAAGGTACTATGGTTGATGCAATATTTCAAGCAATCAAGAAGAAAGGTGTAGATGTTGGCAAGGCAGCCAAAATAGCACAAGCAAAGACTGGTAAATCTTTAGCTGCAGGCAAAAAGCCTAAGAAGGTTAAATAACATGACAATACAAATTCCTTCAGTACTAAAGACATACTTCGAAGCTGGAGACAGACCAACCGAAGCACAATTTGGTGATTTGATTGACTCTGCTGTACGTGAAGCAATGACAGTAATAAGTGATGCAATAGAAATCACTGGAATTACTGGATTGCTTACTGTAGAGGCTGGAGTTAACGTAACAACTACTCCTGCGCAGACGTTTGGTCTTCGTGTACTTAACATGAATACTACCGCACAACTACAGAATATGATGCAGAGTACAAATCAAGGTGCATTAGCAGTACTGGCTACAGGAGCAAGTGATACAGTAGTTGGTGTATCTGCAGGCAATTTTAAATGTAGATACGTTAATGGACAAAGCATTCAGGTTACTGGTCAAGTATCTGGTGATTTATTAGTTGCACTGAATAGTGTTGCTTGGACAAGAATACCAACTTCTAGCGCAGGAACAATGTTGGTATCTAATGGAACAAAACAAGCACCTAACTTTCAACCAACCGTATTTACTACAACTATTTCATTAGCAGGACATGCTTCGGTAACTGTAGATAGTATACCTAGTTGGGCAAACAGCATCATGATTGTGGTGCGGGATCAATCCGGTACTAATACACATGACGTTCAGCTTGGTCTTGGAAATGCTTCTGTGTTTTTATCTGCTGGATATGTTGGAGCAAGTTTGGATCTTGGAACAGCTACCAGAACATTAAGTGGTGGATTTATTTTAGCTGTTAGTGATGCAGCATCTGAAGTAAGACAAAGTATTGCACAACTTGACTGGCTTGGTGGTAATGTGTGGTCTATTCATGGACACGCAGACGTTGACTGTATATTTCATGGTACTGTAGATACATCATCAACAATGACCAGATTGCGACTGCTTACGACAACTGGTACTTTTGATGATGGCACACTATACATAACCGCAAGGCGCTAATCTAATGACTGTAATTGGTACTAAAGGCGTATCTCAAGTTGCAATTAGTGTTGTTGGTGGTGGTAGTAGTGTAACGTTACCAACTACAGCTACAGCAACAGATTTGTCTAATCCATCTGGTACAACTAATCCTCGTACCATGTCACCAGCAGACATTGCGTCGATCTCACAAACTGCTGTGTCTGGTGTAGCCGCGTACGATGGATACATCGTTGTTCCTGCAAGCATCGTTGACGCTAATGCTCCGTCCATAAGCTCTAAGTATGTTGTTACAGCAAATGGACAGAATGTACCAGTATATACTATGAAGTATGCATCTTCATATGGATATGTTTCTGGTGTAGATCCTAGTTCTGATACATTAGGATTTTGTCGTCTAGATGCTTCAGGTAAGGTGCGATTAGAGATTACAGTTAATACTACTGTATCATCTGCAATTGTGTTACCTTCACGAAAGCGTATTACTCCTAAATTAAATGGTAACTTCAAGGTACAATTCACTGGTGATGGACCAACTGATACAGAACATGGATTCTATGAAGTACAGATAAATAGCGCTGAATCACAACCACTGTTTATTGCATTAAAACCAATCAAGACTTATCCAACATCTAGTGGTGGTGGTATTACTGTATATCCATCTGGATACACAAGTGCTGGAAGTGTAACCATTAATGCTGGTGAAACATATGTTATTCCAGCAGATGCATGTGTAAAGGCTCTGTTTACTATCAATGGTACAGGTGCAAGCCTTATTGGTAGAGGATTCTTAACAGGTGCTGCGTACTCTGCACAATCGCACACATTTATTACATGTTATCGTGCATCAAAGATTGAAGGCATCACATTAGTCGATGCTCCAGGTTTTGGTGTGTCTTTGTGGAAAGCTAGTAATGTAGAAGTCAATGATATAGATAACTTTAGTTGGCGAAACAATTCTGATGGTATAGACTTCTATTCATTAGCAAATTCACGAGTCAAAAGAGCATTACTACGCAATCGAGATGATGCAATTACTGGAAAGTGTACTCCAGGAGATAACATCGATGTAGATAGCTTTCTTGCAGAAGATTGCTATATTGCAAACGATTCTGGTGGTAGAGCCATTGGTATTGGCGCTGAAACCGTCGCAGACAATATGAGTAATATAACATTTCGACGGATCGATATTGTACATAGTCATGCGTCGAATGCTATAAGCATCGAAGGTGCTGGACATAGTACAATTAGTGGTGTGTTATTTGAAGACATTTATATAGAAGGCCATCATGGACAAACTTCTGGATATTCTGGTGATGGTAAATGGATAAGCTTTCTTACAATTTATAGTACAGCGTGGTCAGGTTCTGAGTTACGAGGTAAAATCGATGGAGTAACACTGCGCAGAGTGCACTTCGATGATGGACATTATGGATCACCATTACCAAGTGAAATGGTTGGTGCTAGTGCTTTGTCTGGTATCAACAACATATCATTCGAAGATTGTTTTGTTAATGGGTTGCAGCTAAGTGATACAGCACAATTAAGTCTTACTGCTAACCCATATGTGTACAATGTTAATGCATATGTAGCTGCACAGTTGCCGGTACAAGCATCTGTTGCAACTAGTGTGGATGTTAGTGGATTAGTGTCATTTTATGCAGTGTCTCCATTCGTCACTGTAAAAGGTATCACTCAAGTTGGAGAAGTTACATTTCGTCGTAACTCAGCACAAGTACCATCTAATACTGTTGTAATCACTACTCCAGAAAACATTGCTGCGTTTCGTACACAATATGTAACATCTACTGCTGTTGGTACCGCTGGCACTAACGTAGCTATATCTACAGTCAAAAACACAGCTAGATCATTCGTTATATATAGTGGAAATAGGCCACACAGCGCAGGATTTAGTAATGTGCAAACTAGTGCATTCAATGCACAGAATTTGCAAGCAATGGCTATATATCTGAAGTCATTAAGCACTGTTGCATTTTCTAGACATGGTTCACACGATACAGCAACCGAACCAACTGCTGCTACGTTTGGTGGTTGTATGGTTATTGAATATCTTGGTGCATCTGGTGATCCGCACGAGATTCAGAATCTATGTGCAAACACTAAGGGATTTGAGCTTCTAGTAACTGCAGCAACGACGATAAAAACAACAGTTTTATCGATGTTCCCATTGTTCAAGAGTAAGGTGGTTCCATTTATTGGAGGCAATAATTCAGGTACAGGAGCAGTTCGACAGATTATTATGGCACAGATGAGTGGTAATACAGTCAATGTGCGATCTGGTGCAGCAGGTGCTACTGTACCTGTAGCTGCGTTCGTAACACCAGTAGAGTTTAGAGGCTCTGCTTGGTCAATTGCAAATATGTCATATGAAGTGTTAGGCAACGGAGTTGCTGCTAGTGCAAACATTGCAATTACTAGTGGTAATATTGTTGGTTCTAATACAGTAGATGTTGATTGGAATCACACCATTATCTATTCACAGTTTATGGTACAAAGTAGTATTTTAGCTGCCTCATTGCAAGATAGAGCCAAATCTGTATATCCGTTGGTTCTACCACATACATCTAGTACAGTATCTGTAATATTTAGTACAGGTGCAGTGTGTTCAGGTGCTACAGTAATATCATATCTGATTTCGAACTCTGCAATGAATGTTGTTCGTGTGGTTAATTCTGCACAAGCTGCTGGTCAGGTAGAAATAAACCTGTCTGCTAATGCAGTCAACTCTGCTGGTGAATCATTGCTAATGATGCACGCAATTACATCACTTCTAGATACTCCACATGGTTGTTATTCGTTAACCATGAAATCAAACAGCACTGTTGCTATGTATAGTAGTATAGGCAATGATGCAAACGACTTAAAGGTTATCCAAGTAGTATCACTACCAAGGGATTCCTAGAATGCCTGTACTTGCTAATGGCTCAGACATATACAATGCGCGCTTTGTGGATGGTAGTGGAAACATAATAGATGTTCAGTACATATATCACAAAGATGGTGCTGGAAACGTAACACGAGTGTGGCCAGCAACCACAACAATACCGAGTGGAGACGCTTCACCTGATCCTGAGTATCCAGACTATCCAATATACTCAATATATGGAGTCTCATTTGCATTCGATTTTATCTCTAATGAAAAGTCTGTTGGTACTGATACAGACCATCTAAATGCTTACATGGACATTATTGTTGGTAGATACGCAAACAACTTTCCAAAGTATATACGAAACCAGATCAGTGCTCAATTGGATAGAGGTTCTTCATTAACGCTGCCCAATTGGTGGTCAATCTGGACTGGCAGTAGTGCGTCCACAGATGTATCGTTCGTGCTACATGCAATGGTTGGTAACAGTAATGGATTGCCGGGATCAACAACTGATTCTATGGTTACTCAATCTGGATTCACATTAGCACAACTGGAATCCACGCATACGACATGGATAAACAACATAAAATGGAATATATTCACTAAATTAAACTCAACTGCACCATATACAAAAATAGTACTATTCGACAATGAACCAGAAAATCTCGGAATCGGATCTGGGATTTCAGGGGTTAGTGCGTACGAGAAATGGGTACGAGACTTCCCTGCAGGCACGGGCACGGGGCAGCGACTGTCAGCAGAAGGCAAGATCCTTGCACAAAAGCGATTAATTCTATGTGCAAAGGCTGAATATGAGCAAATGCATGCAATAAATCAGTTAACTGATCCCAATGGAACAGAAGCTGATGCATCTTCTGTGCATTTGTTTGGTCCGACTGCTGCGTTTCCTTCGTTAGATTCATCTGACGCAAATCAAATAATGACGCTTCGTGATATGTTTACACAGTATAACGGAGTATTAATTGAGTATCTAGATGGAATAACTGTACACAATCACAGAGTACAAACTAGAATTGAGACTTACTCAAATGTAGCTCCTGCAACAAATGTAGCAAGTCTATATAATGTATGGACAGCAATAAATCTAGCCAATGCATTACGAGTAGCAGATGGTAAGACTACCAAACAAATACCGTTAATGGTAGATGAAGCTGGAAATCTTGTTTCATCTGCAGTTGGTGGTTGGGATGTAGAAGCTAGCATATTTACAGATGGAAGTACCACTTATAGAGTTGATAATGTAGCACTGCGTAAGTATAGATCGGCAGGACCAATCTTAGCTTTGTGTTGGTTTGGTGTTACATTGTGGATACACTTTGTTAACTCATATTCGAACGCTGTACCATACAACATGAGTTATCCAAACCAAACAGAGATTGATCCAACAGATGGACTTGGTATGTCTACGTTTGGAGATTTCTTTGATCATAACATGATATTTGATTATAGACGCTACGACATAAATACATACACACCAACATTCCCAACTAAGACTTGGCAAGAGTATCACTTAGCGTATACATGGGGCGTGTACATTAACATGGCCACCGCACCCACTAGTACATATGCTAGTGGAGATCCGCCATACGATCCTTGGAACAACGTCACATTTAGTGATGGACTTGTAACTATGACTTCATTGGTGTCTACATCACGTAATATGGTGTTTAGACCTATATGGATTAGAAAACCTTATAGAACACACAGAGTATCAGTTGAAATAAACTTTCCAACATCTAACGCATCGGCTAAAGCAAAACTTAGAGTGCGAGGTTACGACAAATTGAATGGATTAGTTAACAGTGAATCGGAGGTAATCGGTAATGATGCAGTAGCTACTGGATCTAACTTTAAGACAGTATCAGTAGATGTTACTCATGTAGGACATGGATTAACAAACTTACCTGATATTGCATACATGCTTATTTGTCTTGATCACAACGGAGTAGGAACAGTAGTATTTCGCAATCCAACAATAACTGTGTTGTAGAGGTATTTTGTGGCTGATCAATCTACTATAGAAGTGGAGGCCAGAGTCAGAGATATATTAGATGCTCATGAGGATAGACAAAGAGTTGAACTCGACACAATAAGAAATAAACTGGATGCACTTAGTTCTACAGTATCATCATTAAGTTCTCTTACAGTGCATCTAGATAACTTGCGTACAGCAATAACACAACTCACTTCACAAGTCAATGCACAATCATTGATGGTACAAACAATGCAGATAGAATTAACTAAGCGACAATCGAGTGAGCGTACACTATTGTGGTTGTTTGCAACTATAGCAGGAGTGCTTACAGTATGTGCTAGCGTTGCGCAAATATATGCTGTATTATTTCCTGGTGGAACAATCGGACAGATAGGACATTAATATGAATGACGCATTTGACTTTCTCGCAGCACGGTTTGCAGAGAAGACGACCTGGGCCGCCATCGTTGGTTTGCTGTCCGCCGCCGGTCTGGTGGCAGGGCTGTCCGACAACGATGCGTTGATCACGAACCTTGCAGCGATCGGCGCCATCGTGTCCGGGTTCGTTGGCATTATTGTAAAGGAAAAGAAGCATGATTAAATTTGTTGGAAGTGCAATAGTAGCTAGTCTGTTGCTTTCGTCTTGTGCGACCAATCCAAGAATGGATTTAATTCATGCATGTGAATCATGGGTTGGCACAAAGAATACACTCACTACATTGATTCTAGCAGACGAATTGTCTATGGATCAAGTGTTAACAATCAAGGATCTTGTTCCTGTTGTAGATCAATATTGTTCTGGAGAACTTCCAACAGATACAGCATCAATTGACACTCGACTGTCAGTTGTACAAGATGCAATTAATACTGCTATTGTAAAGGTGAAATGATGCCTATCGTAGAAATACTTGCATCGTTGCAAGCTGTAATACAACTTGGACAGATTGCTAGCAAGTTTATTGCTGATTATGAGAACGGCGATCTTAGTGATGCTGAAATTGCAGCTAGATGGACTAGTGTAGTAAATGCCAGTAAGATTAGTACTGACGCTTTGAATGTTGCAATTGCACAACACAATGTAGCACACAAGTAATGTGTCTATGTAGTGGCGTGTTGTATTTTACACAGTTTTACGCCACTACATAGATTAAAACAAACACAACCTAATTGTTTATTTTCCTTGCTCATTTATCAGCATTGATCGAATGTAGTGGTAGCATTCTTGTAGTAAAAAATTAGTAACCCTCGTGTCTCCGCATTTCATTGACCATAGCGAATTTAACATGGCGTCGCTTAGTTTCTCCGGCATCACCGGACCCACGATGGAATCGACTCTCCCGCCGTGATAGCAATCGTCCATCTCGTCTTGAGTTATGGACCGCTCGAAGGTTGGGGCGAGTGCAGGGACGGTTAGAGCCACATCGCGAAACTTCCGCTCTACGGCCTCGCGCGCAAGGTCTGCCGTCGCGAACAACCCGACGCCATTACCCTCGCATTCGTCGGAGAACCATGCGCGCCAGGGCGTTTCCGGTGTGTGTCGATGCGCCTGAATTTCCCCGATGTACAGCCCGCCGATCATCAGCCTCTGCTGTGGATCGCCGAATTCGTTCGGACCCCACAGCAGAGGCTGCATCACCGGACCCGACGCCAGAGCCGCTTTTAACTTCTCCAACTCGCCATAAAGCTCATTGATCTTTTCTTCCGGTGTTGTATCGCTGTCTTCAACGCCGAGAGCGTGAACAATGGTGTCGAGTTCATTCGCGGCGCGCATCCCCGCAACAAGCTCGGCCGCAAGCTTATCGCGCATCTCTCCAAGGGCAGCAAACGGCAATGGCAGTTCTGGCAACAACGCGAGAATGCGATCAGCTATCTCGTGTGCACACGCATACCCACGCTTGCCAGCACTCCACTCTGCAATATCCCCACACCATGTATCGAGGATAGCTACGATTTTCTCACGTATATCGGCTGACGTTTTTACGCAATTGTTTGTCTCGTACATCTCTATTCCATTGCTTTCAATCCGCCACAGCAGGATGTTTCTCAGCCTATCGTCTCTCATACGCTCAGTCGTTTCTCTTCTCTATTCATTTCTGAAGACCAAGTTTCTTACGTAGATTCTCTGTTGCCTGAGATAGCACCGAAGCAGCAAATTGCTCGTCTACCAATTTTGTGTATTGACTCTTAAATTCTCCGCATAACCGTTCGACAGTATCATCTACTGCCTTGGTGAAAGCATTACGCTCGTACTGTGATTGCTTCCGCTCATATTTCATCTGATTTGCAATCGTCTCGACGATCTGCCCACGGAACGTCGTCGGCTTTCCTTTCACCCCATATCTATCGATAGGCGTGAACTCGGCGTCCATTACTTCATCGATCAGCGCAGGCATGCGGGTTGTGATGTTCTCTGATAAAGTTGTGCTGATGATTGCGTTTACCTTCTCATCAATAATTTTTGTTGTTCTCTCTTGTAAACCGCGGGTGATGACGCGGATAATCTCTGCCTGTACTGCCTCTTCCATAGTCAGATACTGTTCTGTCCCATCTCCAGAAAACAAGTCACGAAGATCAATACGAATTTCCATTATACTTTCTCCTAAAGTAGATTTATATCAAGCTTAGTCATTCCGCACTGCGCAATCAGGTGATCGATCATGGCGCGCCAGACGCCTACATTCGATCGTGGTCCATGGTTAGGTGATTCAAACCAAGCTGCTGCGTCGACCATATCGGATGTCGGTATACAGATCATCTCCAGAACCGCGCGAAGGTTGAGAATGTCGCATGTAGACTGCGCTACAGACTCGTCGTTTGTGGACAGAATAGAGGTTTCCGTTGGGTTGTTGCTTTGCCACGAAGAGACGTGATACTGGCCGTCTTCTCCGAAGTACATAGCCCAAGTTCGTGTCGCTCTGGCTATCTTTTGTATGAGCATTTTGTTATTCATCTCCCGCCATCTTTGAAGGAACAAGAGCGCTTACCCATTGACGGAACGCAGCGATCCCACACTCGCCAATACGTACATCGTAGCTTATATATTTGACGGTGTGTCCATGGTTTTTTATTTCGGTAACGGTTCTACACGTTCCTCGCTTACGGCCGTAGAACTGTCGCCCAATTGCGTCCGGCATTAATTCACCACTATCTGAAATAAAATCCTTAATCATCATTTTCATGTACTCTAATTGCATAAGTTGATTAGTCAAACTGAGCAGTTACTTACTTTTCTGCCTCAACCAATTCCAGTGCACTTGCAAACTTGTCCATTACAACATTAATATTAGCCTTACCTAATGGAGTGTTATAAATACGTTTGTAGTACTCTGTCAAACCTTTTGTGGTTGTAGGCATAGGCTCCTTGTCATACCAGTATTTAAGTCTGGCTATACAACAAGCTAGGTGTTGATTGCTGGCTAATTGATCGATGGTATCCATACGCATACTGAACTTATCTATTATCGCAAGCAAACGTGTTGGTGCACGTCTAACAACATCAATTGCAGTAGAAGGTTCGATTTGGAAGTATGATAATGCTGGCCCTTTTATTTGAGTTATTCGCATTAAACTAGTTTCTGTCATTGCTGTGCCTAGCATAAGTGCTCGTGCAAAAGTAGAATCAAGCTTTTCATTTACTCTTTTAAGTTCGTACAATACAGGAACAATTACATGTTCAAGCAATTCACTTGGCAGCATCGAATATAGCCTCTTGAGGTTTGTTTGAAGCAAACTGGTATTTGCCTTCGTATCCTTTTGTGTAACCGTCTACATAACGAAATATTACTTGTGCAATCCCTACACCTTCTTGTATTTTGTAGATAGTTTCAACTAGTGGCAACTCCATGCGAACGGGCATGTACGTGATCTCTAGTGTCAGATAACCGTGCCAGCCTGGCTCTATGACAGTGTTCTGTACCTGAATGCCGAGCCGCGCCCAAGTTGATTTATCGTGCACGATGCCAATAACATTGTTTGGCATTTCAAAGTGTTCTAATGACACTGCTAATGTAGTGTAACCTTTCTCTAAAACAACTTTGTTTGCAATTCGAATGTCATATCCAGCGCTAGAAGCTCCATAAGACACACCTTGAAATCGTGTCTTCTTGCAGAACGGTGTGATGATACAAAGTCTGTTGATTGTGTCACTAGATAGTATTGTCATTTAATTCTCTAATACAAATTAAAGTTGCGTGCTGTCTATTACTCTATTTAAGTACCATGCTGCCTTTTCTAAGTCTTGTGTCTTATCTGCTTTGTGTGGCGCTCTAGCTATGTACTTAAGCACATTACCAATGCAGTAAGCCTGATATGGTGGATAGCTTGAAACAATTTGCTTAATGATGTCTATAACTTCGACTATGCCTTGTGTATAGTGTGCAGGGTGGTTCACTTCATCATTTGTCATGTTAATGCATCCTTGTGTTGTCATCTAAAGTTTCCATTCCGTCTAACCACAAGTTGAATTGTTCTCGCACGCAAGTATCCTCTTTTAAGTGGTGTTTGGTCAATGTATGCAATACAATGAATACAGATAATACTGTTTCATAATACTCTCTTGGATCTTCGCTGCTTTCTATTGCCAATGATACAAGATCTTTCAGTTTGTTGTAAAAAACGGCTGCAAGTTTTGTGGTGATTGACACAGTTTCAAAGTTTGAGTCGTCAATTTTAATCGTCACTGTATTGTCCTTCTTAGATTGATGCACATATTAATGTTTATTGATTGTTTAAATCTTTTGTAGAAGCGTAGGACACTTTCCATAAAGTAGTGTTTATTCCATACTTCGTCATCTTTTCTTTGTACGAATTCGCACGTTCTAATGCCTTTTTGCGTGTAGGTACAGAACATACTATTCTAGTTCGATCGTCTATTACAATAATTCCTACATAATTACTCATGTTATCACTACAACTGTACACTTTTTAAATTGGACCATCTATGTATACCATATTCATCTGGTACAGATATTTTGCCGTCTGCTGGTATAATCAATGGATCGTCTTGTACCATGAATGGTGTTTCTGCATGCTTTATCATAATCTTTAATACCGTCTTTGCGACGCTATGATGCGCAATTGCTGTTAAGCTATCATGTACGTTGATTATGATTTTAGCATTAGTTGGCCATTCATCGTCATTCTCTGACATGTACCATACATAAGTAAGCAAGTCACCAACATGTGATTGTGGTCTAAACGCAACTGCTGATTCCATTGATGCATCTGTAAGTCTTTCTAAGAAACACAATCTACGCCCAAACGTATTGGTTAGTATTCCTTTGCCAAACTTCTTTTTAGTGTCTCTAATCTCGTGTTCTAATCGCTTCCACCATATCTTGAGTTCTGGTGTATCTCTGTGGTATGCATCATATATGTTATGAGCGGTTGCTAGACTTATGTTAACTTTTTCTGAGAATGTATGCGGTCCCATTCTATAATTCAGACCATGTCTTGCCCGCTTCCCAAGGTACCGAATTGTTGGCTTGTTGTCAACCGTCCAATCCTTGTGTGGAACCTGTTCTAGTGGGATTTTGAATATACGACTGGCCAGTGATCTATGACAGTCAAAAGAACCTGGATTAAGTCTAGCTAATTCAAATTCATGTTTCCATTTATCTATCTTTGCGTCCCAACCAACAAATCTAGCCTCTGCTTGTGCTCCATCAATGTACACGAATACATAGTCTTTTAAAGTGATAAACATAGTTCTAGATTTATTAGGTTGGTTTTGTACATTCGAACCAGTACCCCACTGAGTTTGTGAACTAGATAACCTGCCTGGTGCTGTTTGTGTACCAAATTGATTGTAGTGTGTTCTGAATCTGTTGTCATAATCAATAGAAACTTTGGCGTATGTAGATAAGAACTTGCCCTTTTCTCGAATGGCGATTGTGCGCCTAGCGATGTCCTTGGCCTCCTCAGACACCACACGGCTATCGACCATGCGTTTGATGGCAGTCTCGTCCGTGCTTCGCTTGCCTTTAGGAGTACGTTTAAGTATCGGCACTTCTAATTCATCAAATAGCACATTCAGTTTTTGTGTGCTAGGAAATCCTTTGTCTCCAAGCACATGTATTCCATGATTTGTATAAATATAGTCGTCATACTCTTTTGTCATTTCTTCGAAGTCTTTTGTGTACTCTACTTCGAGCGCTTTTTTTAATTCTGTATCGATTGGAATACCAATGACAGTAGCCGTGCATAGATACTTAGTGGCGCGCATTATATGGTTTTTGTATAAATCTAATAGATTTTCAGCTTCTAGTTCACGTAACAATTGCTTGTGTATATTATATGTATTTACTGTATCTTTCGCGTTATATATATAATACTCTTTTACATCGCCATTGATTTTCCATGACGTACCTTCTGATTTATAATATGGGTGCCATGTATATATTGAAGTCAAAAAGGCTAAATTGTGCGGTAGTGTTGGGTAGAGTGCATGGTGAGCGAGTAGTGTGTCTCCCCAAACGTTTGGGATCGGTCCAATGTTATCTTTGAACCACAACCAACACAAGTCAGTTGATACATTTTGCCCAAGTATTCTTGTGTCCTTGTGTTGGATAAAGTCAGACAACCTATTTCTAATCTGTATTTCGTCTTTAATGTCCCATAAATTGCCATTAGGGTCAAAGAATGGCATAACAAATCCTGTAACGGCGTCTCCACAGAGCCCGATACAACTAGTTTGTTCATTCAAATGCTCAATATCTAGGCTGATTGGTGATTTAACTCTGCGATCTTCCAAATACTCAATTGCATCGTCAAACTCGTCCATTGTTGTGATTATTTCACAATCTACGTCTACAGACACATACTTACCATTTATTAGTTTGTTGAACTTAGCTAGATCATATGTATATATGACTTCGTTGCGAGGATCTGACAAGTTACCTGTACGTTTGTCCTTGCGCATTACATATGCAGGATTGAAGGATATTAATGTTAGTTTATCTTCATAAATAAGTACTGATCCTCGCCAATTAGTTATTCCTTGTTTATTGTGAAGCGCACTTAATGGATTGCTGCCAAGACATAGTATGTATTTTAGATTATTTAATGCAGCTAATTCAGATCTAAGTACATCCTTCCATAAAGCAAATTCATTTGGATTGATTGTTACTGTATCTGAATCGTCATGTGTTGATAGTACTCTTTTTACTACGTTTGTGGTGTATACTTTATCTCTAGTTAATCCATACTTCTTTAGCATAGTCCATAACATTCTACCAGAACTGCCTGAGAATGGTACACCAGTAGCCTTCTCAGTTACTCCTGGATAGTCTGAAATTATTGCTATTGATGCATCTAGTGGACCAGACGAAAGACAATCGTATTTAAGCCCCATTGAATTGCAGATATTTGCTATGTTGTTATGAGTATCTTTCATCTGCATATTCCATAAGATTAAAAACAAACTGGCGATCTTGGCGTATCCATCACTACTTCAGAGTTTCGATCATTAACCCACACTCTGAATTCATGCTGAATACGCTAGACCTCTTTACTGGACTCTAATAGAGAGCGAATGCGATCTATTAGAGAATGGTAGCCCCTCCTGTGGGTCGGTGATCACCAGGGCTTAAGCTACCATTCACAAACATTACACTTTACTAGTTTGTTTAATTATCATCTCCTGTTGATTGGTGATAAGATGGCAAAGCCTTCAATTCGTTTCCACACTGGGCTAAGATCGTTGCTCGAAGATCTTCCTTCCTCTTGCGCTTCTCAGCCTCGCGGATAATCGCTAGAGCAGCCTGTTCCTCAGCCTTTAGCCGGTCGAGTTCTGCAAGGTCTACGCGAGCGAATACCCAACCTACATCGTCAGACGAGTCAAAATCCACTTCTACTCCAACAGTGATAATCTTACACACTGCTGCACACCAACGCGTGTTTGTTTCAACCAAAACAAATTCACCTACACGCAAATCGTTTAGAAACGTCTTCTTGATTGTTTCTTTTGATTTTCCTCCATCATCATACGATACACGCACTGCTCGCAAGTCGTCATTAACTAAAAACAGTACAGTTGAGCTATTCACTTCGAATTTCCTTCAGTTGTGTATCTTAAGTTCATCCAAAACCTTATCTTTGCAGAGGACTTTCCTATTCTGTCTTTATATCTCCTTACTAGGATACGTCGTTTGCGGGGAGTTATTAACTCAAGATTATCTTTGCTCACAGCCCAACCCCCGAGCAGATAATATCAGCAGCCCACCTTCCGCAGATATTAGACGGTGCCCTTCGCCCGCTCCCGGCGTTTAGCGATGGTGATACGGGCCAACTCCCTCATCGTTATCGGTACCGCGCCGTTGGATATGGCTTTATCCCGTGCGCTCATGCAAACGTCGTAGTGGTCGCCTTGGAACCACTTGCGGGCCACACCGATCGCCGCAGCCATTTTGTGCAGCTCTTCGTCCGTGTCCGCTATAAGGTGGCTCATCTTCATGCGTCCGTGGCGCCCCATTGGCACTCGGTACATGTCGTCGACGTATACGGGCATCTCCTAATCCTCCCACGCCACCCACGCCGCATACTCCGCACCATTCGCCGACCACGCCGCAGCATTCGCCGCCAGACAAAACAACTGATGGAATTCCTACACTCCATAGCGTCTCGCCTTTCATACCCTTCCGGGTGTATCCTTCAGCGGTTGTCAGCTTGTAAACGGTTTCCATTACTCTTCTCTATTATCTACAAGACGTGCGCGTATCGCTTTTTCTATGTGGTTTTTCAGCCACGGGTCTTTGCGATCGTACCAATCGTCTGCATCGGATAGAAACAAAGCAGCGACAAAGACGTCTGACACAGCGTCGTTTATCATGCCTTGATCGCACCCTTCGTCGCGGATTGCCTGAAGGTATTCATCAGATATTTCCCGAACAACGTCATTAGCATGCGCGCTGACCTTGTCGTAATCTCTGTCGGAGATAAGCCATTCGTCTTGTAGGCCAATCGAGCGAAGGGTGCTGACCATCAGAGTTAACTCTTTGGTGTGATGTTCGAAACGGTGACAATTCCACCTTCGTTTTTGGTTATGAGTATGATGCACGCGTTCGGCGTACCATCTGTATCGGTATTTGCCATGATCATGTCGCCAACGCGCAGATGGTAATTAGCTGAATTGAAATAATATTGCTCTACTACTTCGGACAAAGTATCGGTAGTAGTGTAATGCCGAAGCATAAAGCCGTTAGCGTAAGCGAGAACACTAAGATTTTGTGGGTTGTAAGACACACTAATTACTCCTTATTGGTGGCTCCGCCCTAGGACTTACGCAGTCTGAAGCCGACACAATCTAGAGTACACGAAGGCTGTACTCCCTCAGACCGACCACACAACGTTATATTACATACCGTCTGCGCGAATAACCCACTGATTTGCCAATTCCCACTGACCACGCTTGGCCGCTTCCATCGCGATCATGTAATTGAAACACTTAGACGAGTAATCAGACCACTCCAAAGCGCCAAAGATGAACTTGGTGCCTTTACCACAAATACCTGCATTTGACAGTGCAGTAGGAGCCTGTGCAAGTGCAGCGCCAACTGAGGTAGTATCAGACTTAGATGAGTTATTAGACGACTGTCCTTGACCTTGATACGCATCTCCGCCTTCACTCGCCGCGCCCGCAACAGCGGAGGCCGCGGCTGAGGCAACGATTGGGTTGGCGTGTGCGACCGGAACAAACGCAAGTAGTCCAAGAGCTAGTACAACGCGCTTCATTTGTGTGTATCCTTGCTGAGTGATAGTTCTCTTACTCAAATATGCACTATTCAGTTTTTTTGTCTATAATAGACTTTAGTAGTTCAAATTGTTTTTCACTGAGTAACATTCTTTGTCCATATTCTTCAAATGCGTCCATAGCACTATTTACAAAGTTCTCTTCAAATGGAGTTGTTACACAATCATAAGCCTCAATTAACAGTTCATCGAATTCCTCTTCATCATCTACGAAGTCTAAAATCGTTGTCCTATTCTGACCAGATGACATCTTTAACTCCAAACTCTACAATACAGCTTGCGCATCCAATGCAAGGTTTTGCTAGTCCATATGTCATATATCCATTTACGTATTTAGCTCTAGCTACGTATAATGTACAACCTTGTAGATTGTGCAATACACGAAGAGCATTCTTTATTGCGTTTACTTCTGCATGTAGATATATTTTATGTTCGTGAGAACCATACTTCGCTGCCATTGGATGGGACTTTTTACAATTAACTCCAATGGAAACCAAACGATTACGTTTTACTATACACGCAGCTAATCTTGCTTTACCAGTTGGTTGTAAATCTCTAGCGATTGTGAAACAGTAATGTAACCAATCTTTATGAGACATCTTTACTTTTTTGTTAAATGTTCTCATAGATTGTTGATAGTGTGTCTTGTATTTTATCAAACTCTTCTAGGTTGTTTTTGTATCGAGTGTATAATTCATACGGTATTTCTATTCGACGACCGCTGCCTTCGTCATCATCTAACGTATATACGGGATACCATTCATCTATACCAATCTTCGCCTTCATTACCAAGTACTCACACAAATGTGTTATTCACATACGCTAATGCATGGAAGTACGCAGATATGTATGCATCATCTGCATCTACACAGATAGTCCAACGTACTGGAGGACTGTATGGTGCAGCGATCGATCCATCTTCTAGACCCTTTTGTTCTGCATACTGCACCATATCAGCCTCAATCATTTATTCTACTCCATCTAATCCTATCTTACGATCAATATAACACACCAGTGCTTCGTCTGGTTCTGTGTACAAAGACACAACAGTTAACTCATCGTACCCAAAGTACTTGCTTTTAAATCTTAACTCATTGGAACAGAAACTATTGACGCCTTTTATATGATGAGTAGACAAACGTATTTCAGATACGGAATTGAACTCAATATTTACCATAAATCATTACTCCTGTATTTGGTAGCCGTGCCCGGACTCGAACCAGGATCGTACAGTCATCTACTGCTCACGAGAGGTATAAGCTCTCCGCTCTACCATTGAGCTACACGGCTATCTGTGTTTCATTCAGTAGTGACACGGTACACAAAGAATAAGCGTTTGTCAAGTTGTATTTTTGCAACATTAAAGTAGTTTTGTGCTCTTTTTGTTCTTTTTGTCGATGAGTGGCACGGTTGACAGTGCGCGTGACATGCAAGATGTATCATATATTACAGATACACTCTTTCTGGCACGAGTTACAGCAGTGTAGAAGTTATTTCGATACAATAATGCTCTATGATCTTTTGATATTATGTAGAATACCTCATTAAATTCGTTACCTTGAGATTTGTGTGTAGTTATAGCATAAGCGAGATCAATATCCTTTTGTGGATTTGCTACACACTCTTTGCCTTTGTATTCGAATGATACTTCAGTTGGAATGGATGCTACTTCTGTACCAAAGTCAATTACTAGTTCACCATAAGGAGTAATGTCTACTACAATGCCGACTTCACCATTCATTAATCCATACTGGCCCAAATCATACCAGTTTTTAGTGATAGTTACTTTATCATTAATTGCAATATAGAATTTACTCTCACGCTTGTCCCACGAATGTCTATCTACCTCAACTCCATCTATGTATGATGGATTAAATCGCTTCTGCAAGATTGCATTTAACGCTACAGTGCCCGTGAAACCTTTCTTTCCAGGACAAATTACTTGATTATCTAGTGTAGCATAATTATCTGTAATACGAGATAATAATGAGTCGATATGATTCTTTGTTGGAATCAATTTAAAATCGTCAAACTGTCTAGGGTGCATACCCTTTGTAATCTTTACTCCATTTTCAATTATTCCTGAGCCTTCACCTTGTCTGTATATAGTAGATAATCTAACACCTAATTCTTTTGGTGGTCCAACATTAGACCGTTTGTATAGTGCATGCCAAAATGGAGGATCTTCATCTGTATCCTCTATTGGTGGCAACTGATTCATATCGCCAAACATACGCACAATGCCACCAGATGGCATAGCTTCATATATTTGTCGAGCTAGTGTAGTGGTAACCATAGATGCTTCATCAATAAACAGACAATTGCAGTCTAATGGTTTGGTTCGATTGCGAGAAGGATAACCTTGTTCTAGTGCTTTACCTGTATCTTCGTCTACTTCTCCAGGTGAAGGATATTCTAACAGCTTGTGTATTGTTCTGGCTTGTATTCCAGTTGCTTGTGTTATTCGTCGCGCAGCCTTGCCTGTAGGTGCGACCATTGCACACATCCAGCCTTTGCTGCTTAGACGCTCATACGCTTGTCGGAGAATTGTCGTCTTTCCAGTGCCCGCTGGTCCAGTAACTGCTGCTACACGTTTTGATTTATCACAACATAGTTCAACTGCGTCTAGTTGTGTTGTATCTAGTGTATGTTCTTCCATCAATTACTCCAACGATATATAAGCCTCGCTTCGTCCAATTCAAAGCTTTCTGTGGTATGTACCTTATACCATAGATGCGACAAATCGACACCAGACAATAAAGCGTTCTGGTATGCTTTCATTACATCATATAAAGGCACAATCACTTTTTCCATTGTATGGACTGGGGAGAGCGCTATTACTCTCCCCGTCGCCTCATTAGTTAGAGTTGAATATCGAAGGTCACAACATCCTTCGAGCGATTTGCAAGAACGCCGAGGACAAACGCCTTTTCGTCCTTGGTGGCGATTACAATACGCACCGATCCGCCAGGCACAACATTGCCATTTGCATCGAGAACTTCTGCGATGACATTGATTGGCTTCTGGACGCGCGGTCCGGCAGCACGTGCTCGCTTTGGCTTCGTTGTAACTTCGGGACTAGTGTCAACAACAGTATCGGTCTTGGTCATTGGTCTGTTTCCTTAGTAGGGTTCAATTGCGTTCTATGAGAGCTAATCTAGCGAACTCGACGTGGTAAGTCAATGGCTAATCGACAGGATCAATGGATTTGATTGTTGCACGTAGCTCGCCCTGCCATGAATCATGGCCGAGTGTAAGCTTCACGTTACTGCCTACCAATTCGGCTAGGCATTCGTCTGCGAGTCCCCATGCGCCGGTTAGATCGTCTCGACGCGTAAAACGCAGCTTGCCAGTGTACCCATGAGATTGCATCAACTTTTTGACACGCGCCAAGCCGCGCCGTGATGGTTGCGGACCTTGGCCACAATCCACCACGGTTCCACCATACGGACTAAATAGCTTTGTTCCTTCTGGTGCATTTTCAGCATCATAATCAGCAGGATATTCCGTTGTGTCAATCTTATATTCGATATTGATCTTTGGGTCGCCCTTCTCACTTACAAAGTAAGTATGAGAGAGAACTTCCCCAATGTAAGACTGTTTTGGTAGTGGATCAATTGCATCAATATCATCCATTGATACAACATAATCATCTACGTCAACGATTGGTTCAACTTCATCTTCCATTTCAGGTGCCTTTGACTTAAATGCCACGATATCAACCTTTTACTGATAGTTTGTTAAATCCATTGGATACCCAATCTTCATACCACTTTGTAATTGTGTCTCCTTTTTCTGTTTTTTGATCATAATTCCATGTTATTGTACTTTGTGTACTCGCATCAAACATTCTTGTTTTCATTGGCTTGAAATATCCTTTTGGTCTTAATGTAATAAGACGCTTTCCGTTTATGTCTTGCATATGCCAAACTTCGGAAAAATCAGCAGGTATCTTGAAAGATAAGCTACTTCCTAACGTCATGGTGTGATGAAGCATGTTGCCTTTTTCGTCTGTAGTGGGCGATCCCTCATGTGCAATCACAATTAGGTGGCATCTACAACGTACAGCAATAGCATGGATATTTCTAATTGCTTGAGTAACAAGCATATTCTTAATTCCGTATCCTGTAAATCCAGGAGATTCAAATGAAACTTGTTCTTTTCCTTTAGCAAAGGCCGGACCCACTTTCATAGAGCGGCCAAATGCCTTTTCTCCATGTGTAGTGGCTGAATCCCAGATTATGCTGGATACTTTAGAGTCACGAATGTGCTCTTCTAGTGCTCGAAGGTCTTTATTATTCTCTACCTTAAATCTATCGGTAATTGCGTCTGGTTCAGATGATAGGTCAAGTATTTCTATTTCATCTGACGTCTTGATTGACGCCGATCCGCCCTTATCCCATTGGATGCAATATATAGGACGTGGTGCGGTATAAGCAAGCACAGACTTACCGCATCCAGGTGTTCCCCATATAATACAGTGAAACAGTTCTTGAACAGATGTAAGTTTACGAGACTTTACACCAGCAAATGAGAATTCTGTCATGCTTGTTCCTTAGTTGGGTCCCAAATATGAGTTTCCATTTCACTGTTGAATATTTCTTTTCTATCTTCAAGTTCTAGATCACAAAACTCTAATAAAGAACAGACAGAATTAAATCGATAACATGCATTAGGACGCATCTCTGCATCGTACGGATTGTTACTGAATTTGGCTACATTATTAACGTTGTATTTTACCCAATTCAGGAAGTCGGATATTTTAGAGTTAGTCATTTGGTATTGTGTACGTAAATGAGGGAGCAGTTTTTCACTCTTAGTTTGTGGCACTTGCAATGCTTCTAAGATAACGTAATCTTCAACCGCATCTTCACCATATAACGCTTTTAGTGCTACATGATAGCCAACGATTTGTGGATTTGTTTTATACTTTGCTATATACAAATCATCTATACGGGCAGCAGTCTTGTATTCTACAGGAATTAGTTTGCCTCGCGAACTGCGCTGTATACAGTCAATTACACCTACATACCGATGGTTGTCTAATGTTATATCAAACTTAACTTCAACATCAACTATTTCTAGTCCATGATTTTGTCTATCTGCCCAATAGATACAAGCTTTTTCCAGTTTCTCAGGAGATTTCTTTTTGCTGTTATCGTCTGGTAGTTCAGATGCATATAAAGCCTCTAGTGCAAACGCTGTACGATGCGAATCGTCTCTAGACGCTTCAGCAGCCGAATGCATGTATTCCAATGTATCTTCGCTAAACAATTTAGTTAAAAGTGCACCATTACTATATGCATTGTAAGCAGCAAAGAAGTTGTGGCATGCTGTACCAGCAATTAGGTTGTCGTTTGGTTTGTAACTTAGATACTTATTGTGGCGATACGTGATTAGTCCATACCTAGGACAAGTACACATTGCGTCTAGTGTGGTGTGATCGTACCACGGCAGAGTTTGGTTGGTAGTTGATTTGATGTTCATCAAACTTCAAACTCCACTGTAACAGGTACCACTACAACGCGATCGTGAAGTATTTCTGCAAGTTCATTTGCATCAGTTTCGGTTTGTTGTACTCCATATACGTACCAACCTAATACATCATCTGTCTGTCGCATAACTATATATGCAATCTTGGTTATCTTCTTTGTAATATTTACTAAATCATTTTCATGGTCTTCGATACCATTATACAATCCATCTTCTTTGTAAAAACAAATAGACTCCCTATTTTCGTTCGTAAGCATTACTAGAGCCACTATAGGATATGAACTTTTAGCATCAGTACAGATTATGCGCGCAGGCTTGCCATCACGAGTTCTGACTGGTTTAGTGGGATCTAATTTAT